CACTGTGGCATTTTTGCAATAATATATTGCATTTTTGTCATATTGTTTTTCTGCCTCATTATGTGATAATATTACCACAGGGTATGTACAGAGTCAAGTGGCATTTTTGCAACAGTTGTATATACAACTGTGGTATTTTTGCAACACTATAATCAGTATGCTGATAGTCAGTGTGCTGAGGGTGGGGGGGTTATATCAGTATGCTGATAGTCAGTGTGCTGACGGTCTAGACCCCATCCCCTTATATTTGGAATTTAACTTTTCAAAAAAACACGAAGTCAATTCTGAAAATTTTTTCGCCAAAAATTTCCGCCAAAAATATTAATTCATCCAGTTGATATTAAAGATGTTACAGTACATCCTGATAACTTTTTCTTCATAGCTTTTGTTCATTAATGTTCTCCATTTTTATTGTTTTATATCTTTATTAAGATTATGAATAATTGAAGAATATTCTTCTGGTGGGATATGTCTTACTTCACTTGCAGCACCAAATGATTGAATTGTTCTAAAGTTTTTAGTGTAGACTCTTTCTTTTCTTTTTTTCTCTCTTAGTTTCTCTCTTTTTTCAAAAGTTAACTTATCATATGGTTTTTGTTTATTTTTATTTTTATTTTTCTTTTTTCTTGCCATTACTGGTATCCTTTATTTCATACCTTTCTTTTCTATTAAGTACAGAGAATTCTTTGAATAGTTTCTTTTCAGCTTCTTCTCTTACTAACCTAGCTTCTTCTATTGTAAAGAACATTCCAAGATGTTTCTCTTTACCGTTTATTCTTATTGCTGCTCTATACTTGTTTCCATATTTTATCACTCCTTTTATACCTAATTTATTGTTTTTTTGTGGACCTCTGTTAAACCCATTTTGTTGTCTTGTAGATTCTCTTAGATTTTTTATATCATTGTTTATTTTATTACCATCAATATGGTCAATAAATTCTTTTGGGTCCTTACCATAATGATATTTCCATATAAGTCTATGTGCTTTATATCTTTTACCTTCTATTTGTATTCTTCGGTATCCATTAGTATCAATGTCACCAGCTGGTTTTGAAAGGTCTATAGAGGAGTGAATTCTTTCTTTCCAATATAGTTGTCCATCCCTATAGTCAAATAGTTCTTGTAGTTTTTTTTGTGATGGTAGGGTTGTAGGTTTCGTCATTTTTAGTTTCCTTAATTCTGATAGTTTTACTACTAATCTTTATCTCTACAATTTATCATCTATTCAAGATATTGTCAAGAGATAATTTATTGACCTTGACTTTTTCCTACATAGATGTTATTATTACACATTATTACAGAAAGGATAAGGGAAAGTTAAACTAATGAGAAAAAGAAAGAATGTATATAATGCTACATTAGATCTGAATTGGTCTAATACCTATAGTGAAGAACAACAGAGAAGTGAATGGTTATCTGCATCTAATATTCTATGGAATATGGAAAAGGAAGGACAGATAACTAAGAAAGAGTTAGAGAATGCCATACCAGAATACATGAAGAAGGAAAATTATCCTCGTAAAGATATAATGAAAATGAAGGGTGTAAAAGATTATGACAAAACAGTTTCGTTTTGTATTACTGCATATCTACTAAATAAAGGATATGACTATTCTCCCTCCAAAGAATATTTGAATAATACAATACAGTCTCTAGTGAATAAGAAATATGAAAATGTTACTGTTGCTAGATCTAAACCAGTGAAGATTGATTCATTTGCAGTAATGTTAGAATTGATTGAATCTCTTGAAACTAACATTACTGCTAAGGTTCCTGACTTTACAAAAGAGTTTGCTAATAAAGGATGTAGTACTGAAGTTGCTAAGAGACTACACTCTATCTATGAACCCCTCTATATCGAGTATACAGAGGCGTACAGCGGGAATAAAGAAGTTCTGGAGGGTTATAGTCAATATAATAAAAGAGACTTTAAAATACTCTGTAAATGGTATAAAGCTTTGTTAGAGACCCTGGAAGAAATACAGAAGAAGAAAGTTTCAACTACTGTAAGAAAGAGTAAACCAAAAACTCCTTCACAGTTAGTAAAGAAACTGAAGTATATGAAGAAGTTTGATGAACTATCTCTTACATCATTTAATCCTGAATATATTATTGGTGCTAAATGTGTTACTTTGTATAATACAAAGACAAGGGTGTTTACAGTATTAGTTGGTAATTCATTATCTGTAACTGGAACTACAATACAAAATTTTGATGATGAGAAAAGTTTTAGTAAAGTATTGAGAACACCATTTCAACAGTTGAAGAAGTTGACTGAAGGTACTAAGTTGAGAATATTAAAAGAGTTTGAAGAGATTACTACAAAAGGTAAACTACCTTCTGGTAGAGTGAATGATCAAATGATTTTAGTATCAGTTTATAAGAAATAGTGCTTGACAGTGTTTAATGGGTATGGTATAATAATACTGTTGTTAAGGAGAAATATATGGAATTGTTAATATTAATTGGTCTAATGGTATTGTCTGCTGAGATGTGGTTTCAATATAGAATGAAGAGTGTAAGAAAGAACTTCTTTGAACAGTTTAAGGATGTTGTTTCATCTGCTGAGAATTATGATTGGCAAGTAAGAAATGAAATTATTACTGAACTATTAAAGGATGAAGTATTGAAGATTGGTGAGAATGGTGTACTGATCGGATATAATAACAATAAATCTGATATGTTAAATAAAGAGAGTATGTAATATGTTTAGACTTGTATTTACACATAGTAATGATGAAGTGGTAAATTTTGATTGTATTACAGAGGCAATGGAATATGGAGATTCAAGAGGCGTACCGTGTGCAATAGTATCTCGTGACGGTATTCTAGTGAAGGTATTAATGGGAGATACTTGGATAACATTTCATTAGAGGGTTAGGGATTTGTTTCCCTAACCCTTTTTTTATAAGGAAACTAAAATGAAAAAGATTCTTTCGTATAAACCTTTAGTTTATACTCTAGCAGTAATGTTTATTGCTATGTTTTCTGTAACAGCTTTTGCAGAACCAACTATAGAAAAAAGAGATATACAATGCTGGGATATGAAATCTTTTGTGAATAAAATTTTCAAACCACTAAAACTTCGTATGCTCAGTGAAGCAATTATTGATAGGTTTGAAGATGGTAGAAAAAAACAGACTATTGATCTACTAGTTGCAGTAGAACCAGGTGGTAGAATATATGCTACTATTATTACTGAAGTAACTATTACTCCAAGATATGATGATACAAATGGTTTTGATCAGAAAGTATGTGTTTTAGCTAGATGGTTAAATACACCTCCTGATGTAAAACAAAAGAAACCAGGAATACAATCCTAAGCTTCGTCAGTTGAAACTTTACCATCAAATCTTTTAACTACTCTTTTATGAACATAATCTGACTGGTATGTTTTTGGCCACACTGCACCAAGAAACCTGCTTTTGGCAATCTTTGTTACATTTACCTGATTAGATTGATTTCCTCCAAGTATATGATAATAGTTTGTATCCTCAGATACATAAAAACCTACATGTCCTCCACCTTTCCGAGAGAACACCATTATTGCACCATAAGCAGGTTTCACACTTTCCCCGAACTTTAACCATTCTCTTGCTGAGAGAGGATTTGATATTTCCAAAGGAATATCTGCTTCTCTCATACAATGAGCAACAAATAATCCACACCAGGGTATTTCATCATTGGTGTAGAAGTTCTTTATCCATCCACCAATATTCTTAGCCCACTCTAATATCTTTTTATTATTAACTCTTCCTGGTATTTCTTTTGTTCCTATCAGATTAATTGCTGTTGTCATCCAAGGAAGACCTTCAATATCTGACTCTGTTTCTGTTTTTAACTTGACATCTTTTTGACTACTAAATAGTAGTGTAAGTAGATTCTTTAAGGCTGTAAATAATATCTGTAGTAGTGAAAATTTTTTTAAATAGGTTTCTTTCTTTTCTACAGAATCATTATACTTAAATGCTCCAATGGTGTCAATATCTTTTTTAATGATATTAACATCATAATTAATTCCATCATATATATGATCTGGTGGTAATTGTCTCATATCCCAAGCATTAGAATAGAATGTGTTTTCAGTTCCATAGAACAGTCTGGACATAGAAATCCATCTGACATCTATGAGATCCTTTTCATAAAGTGTATCTAGAACTGCTCCAGATCCATAAGCACCAATCTGATAATTCTTTATAATTTCATTGATTCCTTGGAAATAAGGAACAATGTATTTCTCTATCTGTTCTGGAGTAAAGTCTGTATCAACAGCAAAGAGTATTGTTGTATGTTCAGGTTGAGATAAATACTTTGTAAATTCTAAAGTATTCTTAGCGTGTTGAATTCCGTTATTATAACCAAAATCTGTTGACTTGCGATTAATGTCTTGGTAAACAGGAAGAATAAGAAATCCTTTGTTAGAGAGAAATTTATATTCTTCTAATGAAATGGTTTTAGACCTTCTTGAGGAAGCATAATAACGAATGATAACTTTTACATTATTTTCTTCAAGATACTTTACAAAATTAGATGCTCTTGATGTATTTAACTTATGATTAGTATCAATTGCATTCCATCCACTATCGTTAGCAAAATCAGATTTATAGCTCATAGGTATCCCTTGATAAGTTATGAAGAATCTTTAAAATTACATGAAGAATTACATAAGAAAAGAGTTTTTCTTGGTAACTCAATTAAAGATCATTTAAATAATATAATAGAACTTGTTGATATTTATAATGTGAAAAGCGTTTGTGATTATGGATGTGGAAAAGCACATTGTTGGATAAAGACTAATTTAAAAGAAACTTTAGGTTTAGATGAAGTTTTATTATATGATCCGTGCTATGAAATATATAAAAAGTTTCCAGATAAGAAAGTTGATATGATTATATGCACTGATGTGATGGAGCACATACCAGAAGATTCTGTTGACTATGAATTGAAAAGAATATTTGATTTAACAGATGGAGTTATTTATTTTTCAATATCATCTGTATTGTCTAAAAAACAATTGAAAAAAGATGTAAATGCTCACTTGACAGTTAAAGATCAAAAGTGGTGGTATAATAAAATACAAAAGCATGTAAAAAACCATATAGTGAGAGGAATAAAATATGATCCAAATAAATTGGAAGGGTAAAATTGGTTACGGTGATATAGTTTCACCTCTATGTTATGCTCATGTAATTTCAAGGAAAAATGATTGTGATGTTGAATTGAATATGCATTGGGAACACGAAAGAGGTGAAAAGTTTAAAGATGAGGATATTGAAACCGTAGACTCTAGAATGGAATATCTTTATCAAATAGTTAAACCTGTTAAAAGATTTGTTACTTTGAATCATAGGTTTAATGAAAAGATAAATTATAATCATAGTAATTATGATGATAGCGATAAATTTCATAATGTTTGGTATATGGAAGAAAAGTGGAAACAAGGTGATTATATTGTGCTAAACACCACAGAAAAAAATCACCAACAATTTGAAGATTATGAACCAAGAAAGGTCTGGAAAGATCCGATTGGGACAGAGGGATTTTTTGAGATTGACAAGACATTGTCTAAAAGATATAATATTATTAAAGTTGATTATTCTATGAAAACAGAAGATGTTATAAATCTTTATAAAAATTGTTATGCAGCAGTTGGTTATCATGGTTCAACTATGTGGTTAGCAAAATATGTAGGTTGTCCTATGGTTATATTTTCTGGTAAAAGGAATCTTACTCAATTTAGCTTTCCTTGGTCTGTTGTATTAAATGATTTAAAACATTTTAGTTTAGAAGATAATGTACAAGTCAGTAAAATGAAAATGGAATTATTAAAAGATGAATATAGAAAATATATCCAAACCAAAAATATTCATAGGTTACGATCACAGAGAACATGAAGCATATGAAATTTGCAAATATTCTCTTACTAGATTGGGTTACTATGATTTTGAAATAGTTAAACTTCGTTCAGAAGATATATCAGAATATAACAGAAACACTGGTGAACCACAATCTACAGATTTTACATTTACTCGTTTTTGGCTTCCATACTTATGTAATTATAAAGGATTTTCTATTTTTGTGGATTGTGATTTTTTATTCTTAAAAAATCCTATTGAGATGATGAAAGAGATTGATAAAAATAAAGCAGTATCAGTTGTAAAGCATCCAAGATATATTCCTAATAGTAAAATTAAAATGGATGATATACAACAAAATACTTATGATAGAAAAAATTGGTCTAGTCTAATGGTATTTAATAATTCTCACATTTCTAATAAAACATTTTTACAACCAAATAATTTAAACACACATGTTCCAGGATTACATTTTCATCAGTTTAAATGGTTGAATGATGATGACATAGGAAACTTATCTATCAAGTGGAATGTTCTTGATGATTACTATTATATGAATAGAAATGAAATAGGTGCTATTCACTATACAGATGGTGGTCCGTGGTTTAAAGATTATAAAAAAACAATGTATTCTGATATATGGAGAAAAATGAAAGATGAGTTTCGTAACACCGAAGAAAGGTATAACTTGGTATATTAAATGGGGAGCAAGTATCATTATTCTATTTGCAGTTGCTTGTAGATCCATTGAAGAAGTTCCAAGAATTTATGATGTTGTTTTTAGTTTGATTGGATGTTCAGGATGGTTCGTGGTAGGTTTTATGTGGCATGATAGAGCACTGATGGTTCTTAATTCCATTCTAGTTTTTATGTTATTACTATCATTATTGAGGTTTGTTTTCGGAGGATAATGTGTGTGGTATCCCTATTGGATTGGATATATTGTAGTAGTATAAATATTTCTGTAATCTTTACTGGTTACGTTTTGCCGACGTAGTGCTATTAAAAGGTGTACGTCTTTATTGTAATTCAAACAGTATGAGGTAATAGTCATGTTTGATTTAACTTTATGGATGTGGTTAGGTTTTCTCTTAGCTGCATATTCTGTCATAGCAAATGACAGTGTACAAACTCTTGGAACGTGGATGGCATCAAACCGTTCCGTTTCAAAACTTTATATGTGGGGTGCTGCATCATCAGTATTGGTATTCACTCTCTTCTATGGTTGGTATATTAATAACGGTGATATTAGTTATGGACGATTGAACAAAATTCCTTTTATTGAAGTTCAATGGTATCATGCCTTGGCACCTGCATTACTTTTATTGTTAACTCGATTTGGCATTCCTGTGTCTACTAGTTTTCTTGTTTTAAGTGCATTTGCATCTACTTTTGTTTTAGAAAAAATGTTACTTAAATCAATGGCTGGATATGCAGTGGCAGCAGTAGCAGCATATGTTCTATGGATTATTATTACATATGTTTCTAATAAAATGCCAATCGGTCAAATTAATGATAAAGGATATAGTGAAAATCATAATAAATGGGTAGTTGCTCAATGGGTAACAACTGGTTTTCTATGGTACACTTGGTTGAGTCATGATATTGCAAATATTGCTGTGTTTCTACCACGTGAAATTTCACTAGATTTACTTCTTGTCATTTGTTTTGTTTTTGTTGTTGCTCTTGCATTCATGTTTCGTGAGGGTGGTGGTAAAATTCAAAATATTGTGATTGAAAAAGATAGTACTCGATATGTCAGGTCAGCAACACTTATTGATGCTGCATATTTTGTCATTCTTTATATTTTCAAAGAAGTAAACGATATTCCAATGAGTACAACTTGGGTATTTGTTGGTCTATTAGCAGGACGAGAATTTGCAATTGCTTCGCTATCTGGTAAAACAAAATTCAAGAAAGTTTTCCCGCTTATTGGTATGGATTTTCTAAAAATGATGATTGGTTTATCAGCATCCGTTGCTATTGTTCTATTAATTCATTTAGTCCTAGCATAACAAAAACAGAGAATGCCATGTACAAAACAAAATTCATGGCATTCTCTAAATTCTTTTAATAATATTGGTTGACAAATGATTTTTCATATGGTATAAATATACTTGTGATTGTTTGAGGCAATCTTGAAACTAGACAGGACAGCGGGGCAGTACCGCTGCCGTCCACCAAAAGTATGATACTTGGACTCTAAGGTAATAATAACTTAATACCGTGACTTTACCCTTAATCAGACTAGTACAAAGCCCAGGAGCGTGGCTAGGAAAGACTGAAGTATCATACTTCTGATGGGCGGCAAATAGGATCGACTGATAGTGTAGGGAAAGTTTAGATCACCGGCATGATACCACCGTTATCGGGTCCGTTAAATAGTTGCAAACGATAATGCACCTCTTGACTATGCTCTAGCAGCCTAGTCTGGGTTCGGTGGGCACCTGGAAACAGAAGCCCACCACTTAACTATGGAGATTGTTATGAAAAACATAAATTTAAATGAAAACTTTACTCATCAAAATATTCTAAATGAAATACAAAAATATTGTATTGATAAAAAACTTGAATACATTGATGGTGTAGTTTCTTGGTGTGAACAAAATAATGTTGAAGTTGAACTTATTGCAGGTTTAATCAAAAAAGATCCAGTTATGATGTCAAAACTTCAGTATGAAGCAGAAGAATTGAACATTCTAGAGAAACCAAAAAGACTTCCCCTCTAATGACACCATTCGAAGCATTTTCAATGTACATTGCATTGAAAAATCACTTCACTCAGAAGAGGTTTGACTACCTAAAATACAATGGTAAGTCACGAATGACTCAAAAATCATTCGAAAAAAGAAAAGATAAGATATTTTTTCAGAAATTAGCAAAACACGAAGATGTTCAAGGGTTCCTTATTGCTAATTTTATCAAAAATCCCAAAAGTTGGATCAAAGAACTTGTCTATTCTGAAGAATCAGAGAGAGAATATAGGTCTTGGTTGAAGAAACAACAGTCTTTGACTTATTTGTTTAAGCAAGACCTATCAAAACTTGATGATGACTTCAATAAAAACCTAAAAATAGAGCAAAATCAACACCCAATAGTGTTAAAACTGTATTTGGGTAACAAAATATCGTTAGAAACACTCTGTATACTGATTAAAATGACAAAAAGTGAAAAATATTTTCATAAAAATCTAAAAGGTGAACCAATATGGGAAGAAATTGAGTTAAAAATTAAAAAATATACACCATTTATTCAGTATAATGAAGAAAAATTAAAGAAAATAGTCCTTGACTACTTTAAATGATTATGTTATATATAATCTTGACTCAAATGAGTCATATTCAACACTCAAACACTCAAACACTCGAAAGGAAATACTATGGACTTCTCTAAATTGAAAAGTATGTCTGGAAAAAAGTCAATGGAAGCTCTCAATGCAGAACTTTCAAAGATGGCAAACCAAGACAGTGGTAAAAAAGGTGCAGATGAACGGTTTTGGACTCCTACAGTAGATAAATCAGGTAATGGCTACGCTATTATTCGTTTTCTACCGCCTCCAAGTGAAGAGGATGTTCCTTTTGTTCGTCTTTATGACCACGGTTTTCAAGGACCAACTGGACTTTGGTATATTGAAAACTCTCTAACAACAATTGGTAAACCAGATCCAGTTTCTGAGTATAATTCAAAACTATGGAACTCTGGTGTAGAGTCTGATAAAGAGATTGCTCGTAAGCAAAAACGTCGTTTGCACTTTATTAGTAACATTTATGTTGTCACTGATTCTGCAAAACCAGAAAATGAAGGAAAAGTATTCCTTTACAAGTATGGTAAGAAAATCTTTGAAAAACTAAATGAAGCTATGAATCCACAGTTTGCTGATGAAGAGTCAGTAAACCCATTTGATTTATGGAATGGTGCAAATTTCAAACTCAAGATTCGTAATGTAGAAGGATATCGTAACTATGACCGTTCAGAGTTTGATTCTCCATCTGCTTTGAGTGAAGATGATTCTGAACTAGAGCGTATCTGGAAATCAGAAAATTCTTTGCAAGAGTTTGTAAATGAATCCAATTTTAAGTCCTATGATCAGTTGAAGGATCGTCTTATGCGGGTTCTTAATATGGAACAAAAACAAGAACCAGTATATCGTCCAGAGATGGATATTCCTGAAACTAAACAACCTGAATTTTCTAATACTGATTATCAGGTTACTAGTAATAACAACGATGATGATGAATCATTGGAGTTTTTTCAAAAACTGGCAAATAGCTAAGTTTAAGGGGAGCAATGCTCCCCTTTTTTATGTATCGCCCATATGTGTTTCTGGATTTATTCCTGTTGCAGCATCTCTATTTGATGGGGGTGTTTGGTTTTTAGTAGCAGCATCTCTTTTTGATCGGGGTGTTGGGTTTTTAGTAGCAGCATTTCTATCATTGGGGTTTCCAGAACCACTAGATTTTAAATTTGATTCCTTGGATTTGGGTTTAATTCCTTCAGAGTATCTTTTAATTGAATTAAAATAATCATTTGCTTCTTTCATTGCTTCTTCTGAAAAAATACCATTTCTATCTGATGGCCTTGGTTTTTTAATTTGAGGGTTTATTTTAGGTTCAGGCCTATTTGCTTTAGGTTGCTGTTTAGGTTGCTGTTTAGGTTGCTGTTTAGGTTGCTGTTTAGGTTGCTGTTTTGGTTGTGGTTTAGATTTAGGCTGTTGTCTAGATTGTGGTTGAGATCTGGTTTGTGGTTGAGATCTAGATTGAGGGACTCTAGTCTGTGGTTGTGGTTGAGATCTAGATTGAGGGACTCTAGTCTGTGGTTGTGGTTGAGATCTAGATTGAGGGACTCTAGTCTGTGGTTGTGGTTGAGATCTAGGTTGTTGCCTAGGTTGTGGTTGAGATCTAGGCTGTGGTTGAGATCTAGATTGTGGTTGAGATCTAGATTGTGGAGGTGTGGTTTGTGGTTGTGGTTGAGATCTAGGTTGTGGGGATGTAGGTTGTGGTTTATTTAAAGATTCTTCCTTATATTTTTTCATTTCATCTAATATAGAAGGAGCTAAACTTCTTTCAGTAACAACAGTACCATCTGGTAATCTCATACTTGCTCCACTTGGAGCAGATCTATCTCCGTGTGGGGTTTGAAAGGTTACACCGGGTATATTTCCTAATGTATCTGCATTTAATCTAGCGTAATCTTTTACAAAGTTTTCATTTCCCATTAACTTTTGAAAACCTGGATCTCCTGCAAACCCAGGCTCTGTGTGAAATGTTCCAGATACACCTCCACTTCTACCATTTCTTCTTCTTCTATTTTCTGAAGTAGTAAAAATACCAGGACCATACTTTCCACCACTTCTTATTCTATAATTTTCATAACCATATTGTGCTGCTAAATTTACAAACCCATCTCTATTTTGTCTAACTCTTTCTAGTTCTTCTTTTGTAATATCATCAGGAACTACAATTTCCCATCCCTTTGCTCTTGATGTTTGTCCAACAGAATTGAAATCTAAGAATACTGTTCGGTTTCCTGGAACTCTACCATATCTTTCACCTTGTTGTCTCATCTCTTTTCTAGTTCTATACTCAATACCAAAATCGCCTGGTTTTCCTGGTATTATTCTTGGTGGTGTTGGTGATGTTGTTGATGATGATTTTTCTGTTGGCACTTCACCGGGTCGTGAAGAATACTTTGGTCTAGGTGGTGCTAATTTTGGTGCTTCGCCAGTAACTAAGGGTGAAACTGCTGCTGCAGCTGCACCTAAAGAACTTCCTAATATTTTTGCTAATCTTCCTAAAAATCCAGGTTCATTTTTTATTTTTTCTTTTAACTCATCTAGATATGATTGTTTTGTATTTTTTATAGAATCATCTAAATTTTGTTTTGATTCTATTTTTTCTTCATCAGATCTTAGTATATTAAGCAAAGAAGTTTCAGCAGATGATAATTCTCTCTTTAATATTTCTATATTAGAAGCTAGTTCATCTTTATAACTTTTTATATTTACTATTATGTCAGATAATAAATCTGATATTGTAGTATTTTCTTTTGTTAGATCTTCAAAAATACCAAAAATAGTATTGTATTTTTCATATAAAGATTTTATCTTTTCAGAAATATCATCACTATATTCTTTTGAAGAATTTAATTTGTTTAATTTTTTATCTATAGTTAAAGATAAGGATGATACATACCTTTCTATTGATTTATCGTTTTGTCTAGAAATTTGTCTCAATATAGTTAATCTAGTTCTAATGTTTCTAGAACTAGATTGTATTGCTGCTTTTATTTGTGATAGTAAAAAATTAATAGACATATTAAATTTATGGTGCTTCGTTCATAGCTGGGGGATGATAATCACTACTAGATGGACGGGGTCTAGAATCGAGACCATTACCTGTCGATCCTTTTGGTGGTGTGTTATTACCATTTTGATTACCACCAGGATGTGTTGGTGATTGTCTTGCTGGTGGTGGTTGTGGTTTATTTTCTCCAGAAGCAGTGGAGCCTTTTCCACTTCCACTATTTTCAGTAGATGTTTTAGCTGCAGTTTCAGCGGCTTCGGCTGCTTTTTTTGCAAGCTCTATCATTTCTCTAATTTTTTCTTCAGATTTTCCATATGTTACTGGTGAAAGAGGATTCCATCTATTATCTGTTCTTGGTCCTTCTTCACCACCATCATCTAAAGATCCCGGCATATCTGACATATCTATTTTACTTTTATCTACAGGTTTTTTTAATTCTGCTGCTTCAGCAGATGAAAATAAAATACGACCAACAGATTTAAGAGCTGAATTGAATACGTCGCTAACATCGGGTAATAAATCAGTAGGAGCAGGGATGTCAGGTAAATAATCTAATACACTGCCAGAATCATCTGGTGGTTGATCTGGTGGTTGATCTGGTTGTTGATCTGGTTGTTGATCTGGTTGTTGATCTGGTTGTTGAGATTTTTTCAACCAATTAGGTCCTAAAATAGAATTTAAATAGGCACTTTGACGATATTGAAAGCCTCTTAATCGCATACCATCAAATTTCTTTTGCTGTTCAGGCGTTAATTGTGATCTTCCTTCATTTAGTTCTTTTACGTTATAATAATTTCTTCTTTTACTTTCATCTCCTTGTTGTTGATCTGGTCTACGATCAGTAGCAAAATTAAATCTACCTTCTTTAATATCTTCCATTCTTCTTTGTTTATCAGTTAAACCTTCTCTCCTAACTTTTTCTTTTTCTATTTCTATTTCTTTTGCTATTACTGATTCAGATGTATCTCCCGCAAATAATTGTTGTTGTGTCTGTTCTTGTTGTTCTTGTTGTTCTGGTTGTTCTTGTTGTTCTTGTTGTTCTGGTGGACCTTCCCTATCGAAATATGCTTTACTAAATTTATCATAAACATCTAAAAAATCTTTTCCAAATTTTTCTCTATTAAGTTCATATGAACCAGTGGATTGATTGTATTTTAATGATCCAGCTCTTTCTAATCTTTTTATTAGTCTTTGTCCTGCTCTACCAAATTTTTCTGGATTTGATAATATTTCAGGAATAGCACTTTGTAATGCTGCATTTTGTGGAGCATAATGAAAATGTGCTTTGTGTCCTAATTGGCCTCTTTCTATTAAAGAACTACCGCTTGCTCTGCCACCAACTCTCTGTCTTAAAACACTGCCTAAATCTTGAACTATACCATGTGCTTCTCTTCTACTAATATTTAATTGTTTTGACAGTCTTCCTATACCTATATCAAATGCTAATTGACCATGTTCTCCATAATGTGTTCTTCCTCTGTGAACTGGATCAATTTTTATACCGCCAGTAGGATCAAATCTTAATTTTCCTTTGTCTGCCTCACTGAAATATGGATTTTCTCCACCGGGCCAAATTCCTAATTGCATCATAGCACCCGCTTCTGCTAAAAATTTATTTTTTACATATTCTTCAGATAGATTGGTAGGTCTTGATTGCATTCCACTACCAGAAGCAGCTGTTCTTCCCCTGAAAGTATATCCAATTCTTTCAGGAACTCGTATAGATTTCATAAATTCAGATACGGATTCTCTTCTAGCATCTGGTTGTTGGCTTTGTTGAGATTGTGGCTGCACTCTACTAGCATCGGGTTGAGGTGCTGCTTGAGAACTTGGTTGGGAAGGTGTTTGGGTTCTACTCTTTTCATCTATTTCACGAGCTTGTCTTTGTGTTCTTTCAAGCCATTTTTTAGTATTTCTTATTGTTCCAATACCGTGTCCTTCATATCTTCCTACATCTTCAGCATATTCTTCTTTATCTTTTCTGGTAATTAGTTCTCCATATTTTTCAGTAGTTACACTTTGAGTTACTCTTGCATCATCAGCAACACCTGCTGATGAATTCTGTGTTCCTAACTCGCTATAATTAGAACCAGCAGCAACTTCTTTATGTGCACTGTCTAATAGATTATACAATTTAGAATCTGTATTCCCCAATTGACCATAAGCCTTATTATACCATTTACCCTCACCAGGTCTTAGTGGTTGATAATAATCTTTTAATAAGTTTATACCTATATTTGTATTTTCTCTTCCTTCTGTCATACCCCTATTATAAGGAGTTTCCATAAATGCAGCATATGCTTCTTTGGGATCAATTCCTTTTTTTCTTAGAACTTCAGGAGGACCCATTTCAGCAACAGCTAAAGCATACATATGTCTTTTTTGAGCATCGGACAAATTATTTGCACCTCTTGCTGCTCTTTGTGCTGCAAGAGTTTGACTCATACCATCTGATGGAACTTCTCCTGGTGAACTAGAATAACCAGGACCAGATGGTGCAGAACCTGGTGCTACTCCTGGACCAACTATATTAGGGGCTGGTGGTGCTGATGGAACTTCTCCTGGTGAACTAGAATAACCAGGACCAGATGGTGCAGATTTTGGTCCTGAACCAACTAGTGCACCAGCTCCTACACCAGTAGCTGCTCCAGCAGCAGCACCTAAAAGACCTGCATTTTCTTCAAACCATTTAGCCCATGTTCTGGGTTTTTTTTCTTCTGATTCTGGTTCTTGTGTTGGTTCTGGCTGTTGAAGTGATTTTGCTTCAGCTGATGGTGTAATACCAAGAGATGCTTGTGCAGCTGCTCTTGGTCCTCTTACCATCTCTTCTCTAGTTTGTCTTTCTTGTCTTTTTGCACTTTCTGCTATTTTTTTAGATATTTCTCTAGTGTATTCATTTAATTGATTAAATTGATTTACACTATCATTTTGTATTTTGTTTATATCAACAGAAAGAGATTGTATATTTCTTTTTATTTCATTCTGTGACTGCAGAAGGGAAGAAATATTATCTGACATAGAAGAAGTTCTAGCATTTAAATCATTTATATTTTGATTTGAATCTTTTAAATTTAAGTCAATAGATTGTATTTGACTTAATTTTTCTTCTATTATCTGATAAACAGATGATATTTGTTGTTTTAAATCTTGTTGTTTTTCTTCGGAAATATTCCTTAGAGTTTTTACATCATCTGTTAAAACATCTATTCTTTTTTCAATTTCATTTCTTATATTTTGTAATATAGAAATATCTGTTTGTTCTTCTGCCACTAAAATAAGTTCCCTTTTTCTTGCTCTTTTCTTTCATCATCAAGATGTTTTAACAGCATATTAACATATATGTCTTTTTCAAAAGGAATCATATTTTCAAGTTCTGTGATAGAATATTTATGATGTTGAGCCATAGAAAATATTGTATGATAATAATTTTCAAGCTTGTTATGACTCAACGCAAAGTAAAAAAATCATTAAGACTATTCAGATGAATTTCTCTTTTATTATCTAATGAATTTTTATATTTTATAGTGTAACTGAGTTTAGGGGTTTCTTCAAAGAACTTTTGAATTTGTTCAAATACTTTTACACTCAAATCTTCTAAAAATTCTGATAATTCTTCTTTACTATAAGAAGATGCTTCATAAACTTCATCGCCTTGATATATTTTATCAACACATCTAATAATAAGTTTAAATAGATGTTCATCTTCAGAATTTAAAAATTCTTTATCATCATATAATGTTGATGGTGGATATTTCATAATAATACCAATATCATCTGTAATTAAAATTACATTGTTTGGTTTGTCTGGCATATTAACTTTGATATCTTTAATATCAATTTTAAAATCATATACCTTATCATCTTCAGAATCTCTATATGAAACTTCTACTATGTTGTCTACAGATATTCCTCTTAATTGTATAAAAATATATTCTAAATCAAATAATGTAATTTCATTTACATTAAATTTTTCATCTAGACAACAATTATTAACAATTTGTTTAATAGATGTTAAAATATCTTCAGGATCTTCAGATTCCTTTGCCATAAGTAAAAGCTTTTCTTCTTTTACTAAAAATGGTCTAAATGAAACTTTCTTTCTTAAAGATGGAATATCAATTTTATGAGTTGGGTGTGTAATTTTTGGTAACATATTTTCTCCACTTGAATATTTTATTAAATAGAATTTTCTCTGCTTACATTAGAACCAACTATTGTATAATCTTTAAAATGCATAGTTATAGTCAATTCTAATAAATTTGGGTCGTTCCAAGAAAGAGGAATTTCAGTTATTGCTATTGGATAAGACTCATACATATCAAATCTTAGAACTCCAGATTTATTATTTTGTGCTATTTGATCAAATAGTTGAAGTTGAATAAGAGACGAATACTCGTCTCTAAAATTTGAAAAATATCTTGGTAATGAATTTACGTTGCCTGAGTTAGAATCAGCAACACCTGTAAATTCAAAAACACTCCTAGTCCAGTTATGCCAAAATTGCCATATATCACCTAACCTATCACAAGTTACAGTAAAAAATATTTCATTAAATTGTGCACTAACTGGATACTTTTGAGGAGGACCAACACCATATCTGTTAACACTTACACCAGAAATTTGAACTTGTGGTGTTCTTATATTAGCAACTCTAAATGTCATCATTCTTGTTACATTAGATGTTGAATTGCTTCCACCTGGGCGTTCTATATTTCTTCCTTGTAATATAGGAGGTACTGTCACATTTAATTCAAAGTGATTTTTTCTTAGATAACCACTTTGATTTATATGTGAACTAAAATCGTTTATATTAAAAGGCATTTATTTTTCCTTAGTATGGTGTCCAATTTGAACCCAGTCTTCTTCTATCACTAGTAAAGTTTCCTGTTGACATTCTTAAAATATTTATCCAATTTTCAAAATCTTTACCTGGGGGTATTTCTCTAATACCTTTAGCTCTAAAACTTATGTAATGTTTAATTGTTCTTTTAAACATAGGACTTTTTGTCAAATTTTGTATAGCATTTACATTTATTTTTACATTTTGAGATTCGTTGTCTTGAAGTTCATTTAAAAATGCAGCTCTTTCTCCTGGACTAAGATAATGAAAGTTCAAACCATAAAAACCATTTTTTGCTGGGCCTAAAAATAATATAATTGGTGTTTTGTCCCAATGGTCTAATCTGTCTCTAGTTTTTGGGTCATTGTAAGAAAAAGCATAAAGTTTTCCAGGAGAAAGTGCATTTGTTCCCTTTTGTGAAAATATATTCTTTAAAAAATTAAAATATTCACTTTGTGATAATTTTTTTGCTGATTTTTTTAGTATATCGAAAAAGTTCATTATTTAATTCCTAACTCTTTTTCTGTGAATATGTGAAAGGTCCATTTCCTATCTTCACAAAATTCTTTAGCTGCTTTCCACTTTGCTTCATTTACACCCCAATTTTTTACCTCAGATAAATATCTTTTGGTAATCTTTTCTTTTTTCTTTGGCGGTCTAGTTTGATTTGCTGGTTTCACTTCTATTAACACCGTTTCTTTCTTACCATTTCTATTTATCTTATTTACTATAAAATCAACAAAATAACGATGTATTCTATTATCGATAGGTGAACGGTATGGTATGACTACTTCTTCAGAACCCCAAGATATTATACTTGGGTCTTCATCAAGTCTTATCATTAATTTCAATTCCCAACTTGAACGATAAATAATATTAGTTGGGTTTCCCATATACTTATCTGGATTTTTTGGTTTAAAAAAACCTTTATACTTGCTCATTTTGTATATAAATAAATAAAAGTATTTATAAAAATAAATTAGGAATAAAAATGGCAGTCAGATATACTGGTGGACTACCAAACAATATACCAAGAAAAATAGATAATAAAAGGGTTAGAACAAAATTCTTTCCTGAAGATTTAATTGCGAACGGTAGGAATTTTTATATAAGAATAGGTTTTGTGGATTATAGTATCGGTCTCAGTAATTTTTTTGGTGGTCAAAGTGGCATTCCAGCTGGAAGTATATTTTTACCAATACCAACTTCTCTAGAGGATGTTCAAATATTATCTTGGGAACAATCAGATGTTGTTAGTGAAATAGAAAAATTTGGTTCTGCTGCTGCTAAAGCAATAAGTGGATTTAAAGGTGCAATTAATACGTTTAGTGTTGGAACTGGAGTAGCTCCAAATCCAGGTCTTTTTATGGCATTTAGACAGCCAAACTTTAAAGAATATACTTTTAGGTGGGACTTAGTTGCTAATAATAGAAATGAAACAGATAGAATAGCTGAAATAGTAGATGAATTAAAATTCCAATCTTCACCATTTCAAGATGGTGGTTTTTATCGTTATCCTAGAATAGCAATAATGAGATTATATCCTAATGATAAATATACTTTCAGAATGAAGCCTGCAGCAATTACATCTGTACAGGTTCAATATAATGGTGCTGGACAACCAGCATTTTTAAGAAATGGTGCACCTGTAAATGTAAAACTTGCTGCAACATTTAAAGAAATTCAAATTTGGGAAAAAGGTAGTTGGGAGCATAGTAGTGGGTAATGGCTGATAGATACTTCGACAAGTTTCCACAAATAACATATAATAATACCAAATCCATTGATATTACCAGACGGGTAAAAATAATCGATGATGTTTATGATAATCCTTATGTTTTTAACACATATGATATATCTGATTCTGAAAGAGCAGACCAATTTAGTTATAGATACTATAATGATGAATACAAATCTTGGATTTTATATTTTTCTAATAAAATAGTAGATCCATATTATGAATGGTATTTAGATGAAAATGACTTAAATTCTCACATCATAGAAAAGTATGGTTCTTTAGAGGATGCTAAACAAAAAGTTCTTTATTATAGAAATGATTGGGCTAATGATGATTTATTAGAAACTAATGGATTTGAGGCTTTAGCACCAGCACTAAAAAAATATTGGCAACCAATATATGATCAATCTGGAAGAATATTAGAATACCAGAGATTTAAAAAAGATTGGAAAATATCTACTAATAGAATAATGTCATATTCTGTATCTAATACTAATTTTGTAAAAGATGAGATATGTGATATTGTTTTTAATTCAATAAATAGTGGTAAGGGGCAGGTTGTATCTACATCAAATACAAAAGTATATATTCAACACGTTTCTGGTGTATATCAATCAAACACTGAAGTTGAAATATCAGGATCAAGTTATATATTTGGTAATGATAGTGGAGTGAATACGATTTTTACAGATTCCACTTTACAGTCTAATAATATTTCTCCTGAAGAAGATGTATACTGGTCTCCAGTTTATCAATTTGATGATGTTGTAGAAAAAAATGAATTTAATAGAACTATAAAAGTTCTTGATAGTAATCAAAGTAGAAGAATTGTTTTAAATTTAATAGAGGTATTTGAAGATTAATGCTAAAACAAGGTGGAAATTTTATATGTACTATTGGTGGAACTGAAATACCACAATCAATGGTTAGGTGTTTAAGAATAGATAATTCAATATACAATACTGGTGGAGCACAAGCTTCATTTGATTTTATACAGACGTCAGATACTCCTGTAAATATATTTAAAAATCTAGAACCATATGCACCTGTAGAACTTTCTTTTACTGGCAATCCTGATTCCGCTGCACAGGTTGATTTTTCACAGTCTTTAGTTGTTTCTGGTGCTGGTGATTTTCAATCTGGTTCTGATCCTAGTCAAGATACAGAAAATGCATCTTTTAATGTTAACTGTGAAAATAAAAATTTTAAAAAGATTCAAAACGAATCTTTTATCTATGCTAAGGGTGGCAGAGGACAATCTTCTAAAAAATATTACGAAGAATTGTATAAACATTATGGTTTTAATAAGGTTGATTACAGATGTAAAGAAAGTACAACATATTCAGAAGTATTTTTGCGTGATTCATTTTCTCAATGTATTAATAGAATTCAACACAGATCTTCTATTCCAGGAGACAAATCATCTATACTTTGTTCTTGGGCAAGTCCTGATGGTAAAGAAATTAGAGTTGATACTTTAGAAAATGCTTCTCAACAATCACCAGCATTACAATTTTTTAATAGTGTCAGCGGGTCTGGGACACCACCAGAAGCAGCAGTTTTAAATTTTGGTTCAAGTCATCAATTTTTTGGCCCTGGATTTGTTCCTTCTGGTAGAAATACTTATCATGGAAATACTGGAGAATATTATAATGAAAGCAGGCCAGGAAATTTTAAAACTCCAAATAAAAGACAAATAAATAGCACACCATCAAATAATTCAAGAGTTTCTGATAATACTTCTTTTACAGAAAACGAACAGAGTCGAAGAAATTTAAATCAACCTGTTGATAGAAGAAATGCTATTAAAGGTCCCTTTGGTTCCGGTCCAACAGTTCAATTTGAATGTATGGCAAGAGATGGTTTAGAAATAGGATCTGTTGTTTCAATGGATAATTTAAAAGGAGCAGGAGAAAGTGCAAAAGGAAATAAGTATGTTGGGGGAAATGTATTAGTAACTGGTATTAGTATAAGATATAATTTAGATCCATCATCTGTAACTTGTATAGTTTCAGGAATATTAGGAGGTACGAATGAGTGATAATGAAATACGATGTGTTGTGGTTGAAGTTAATGATAATAAATTGGGTGGTTGGAGAGTTAGACCATTTGGCAGTGAGGGAATAAAAAAAGAAGATCTTCCCATAGCATCAAAAGCTATGCAATACTCTACACCTTCACGTAATGGTATTGGTCAAAATTTAGTTTTAAGAGAAGGCCAACACGTTATGTGTAAACGCAATATGGATGGTCAATGGGTAATTACTGGTTTTATTAATAGATCTAGTGCAAATAAAAATAAGTCAAAAGAACCATCAAGCCAAAGTGATGTAAGTTCTAATGAATCTGATTTACCTGTTATTGGTTCTGATCAATATCTTAACCCTGCTGTTCATAATGAGGCAGCAGGAGGAAAAATTTTAGTAAAAAAACATATATATGTTGATGATGATGGAAATGTTTCAGTAGTTCCACAACAAATTATACAAAGTCATGTTAATAATGATGTAACACCACCAAACGCACACCCATATCCAAAAGAAACAGCTAATCAAAATTATAATAGAAAAAATAAATTTGCTAAGAAAAAAACTTACACTGGAGCAAAACAAAATATAAAAAATATATTAGCTGGTCTAAATGAAGTAGATCCACAAAGAACATCAAATATTTTTCCACAATTTTATGATATGATGGAAAAGATTAATAGTGCAACATCTTTTAAAGGTGGATCTGGAAGTAGTACAAGTGCTAATGAAGGACAAAGTGGTGATGAACCAACACAAGAACTACAAGAATTAATAACAGATGCTTTAACTGGAGCATTAAGTAGATTGGTAAAAGAACTTGGTTATGGTCCAGTTTTAGTTTCCTTTACTTTACCACTATTAACAAACTTCGATGATTTGTTAGAAAGTTATAAAAATATGGTAAAGGATGCGTTGATATCATTGTATATTTCTGTTTTGTTATATGGAGAAAAGGACTTGCCTGTTTGTGTTATACCAGAAATAGTTTTTGGAGATAATATTCCTCCTAATGTAGTTGTTAATTATTCGGATATTCCAGATTTTTATACTCAAGTATATTATACAAAAGATAATGATCCTTATCCAGGATATGTAGAATTTGAAGGACCGGAAGATGGAGATTCAAGTTATTATTTACTAAGAACTGATGAATATAGTCCATTTGATTCTCTTGAACAAGAAGTTTACAGTGATGCAGAAATAGGACTTTCTACAGACTTAAGGCCCTATATAGTATCTGTTTCTTTAACAGTTGAAATATTAAACACTCTCTTAGAAAAATATTGTAATCAAGTTTCAGATAAAACAGAAGAAAAAGCATTAGGAAAGGGATCAGGATCATCTACTGATTTGGTAAGTATGTTAGGACCAGTATTAGGAGGTGCTATTAACAAAGCACAATCTAATCATTTACCTAATTCATTTCTAGATCAAAGTAAAATGAATAAGTTGTTAAAATCCACAATAAAAGAACAAAATGAACTAAAAAATGTAATAGAAAAATTCTCATATAAAGCAATAAAAATGCCAAATAAATCTAGTTCTATGTCATCTACCATTGCTAGTACAAACCTTACATCTAATGAAGTAGCAGAAGCTTTTATGACACATGTCTCTAGAATGACTGATGATGTTTCTTCAGATGTTCCAGAGAATTTTGATTTGGAAGATTTTAAACAAAAAGCAGATTTATTATCTACAGTAGCTGATGATTTAGATATTAAAAAATTATTAGATTTTGTAAAGGAAATTTAAAATGGCAAAGGGACCAATTGATTCTAGGGGTGCTCCAATAAACCATCGGAATGTTCGAAGTGAAAATAAAACACCTACTGATGTAGGAACAAATGTTAGAAATGCTGAAGTTATGACTAAAAATAATGGGCGTGCATCAGTATTTTATTACGATGATGACTATCCTACAAATAATTATAGTCAAACCATAGAATGTAATGGTGGTGTATGTACCACACATAGTGGAAACAGCACAGACTATAAGGGTGATGGACAACACCAACAACACTGTGGAACCTGTGGTACATCTACTAACGCACAAACAGAAAATAATTCTGGAACACATTCTAAAAATACTGTAGGTGATAAACCAGGCCGTAATTCTGGTAATAAGGGCTGTGAGGTACGTGGAAATAATTATTGTGGAACCGGTGGTAAAAATATGTGTGCTGGTTCTGGTATGGAAGGAATGGTTCTTAATAATAGGAATAATCATCATAAATCTATAAGTGGAAATGTAAGAAAAAGAACAAAAGGAAACGAATGTTGTTCAGTTGAAGGAGATTCATCACATCATACGGGAAAATCTAGATATGATACAGTTGGTGGTGAATATGGAATTCATTTACCTTCTGGTAATATGGATGTACAACTAGATTCTGGTAAAGCTAGAATAGATGCTTCACAAGAAATATTATTAGTTTGTGGTTCCTCTTATATTTTTATTAGACCAAATAGAATTGAGATTGTAGCAGATAGAATTGATCTAAATCCAGCAGCAAAAGAATATGCAGACTAAGGATATTTAAATGTCAGGAGCACATAGAGACAAAGATGAGTTTGTTATACTTATAGATGGCGAGTTAAAAACATTTGATAAATATGAAGATATACCAGAAGTTTTTGATAATGTTATTAAATTTCTTCCAGCATTTCCACCAGGACCACACACAGAAGAACAACACGAAGAAATACATAAATGGAATGATAGACTTCAAAAATTAATGGAAAGGGAGAGAAAAAATGCCAGCCGTTTGCAGAGGTGATCTTGTAGATGAAGATATGACTCATTGTACAAAACCACGCAGATTAGAAAGATCTCCTGATGTGTTTGTAAATAGTATAGGTATTTCTAGACAAGGTGATAATAATAATTCTCATGCGGGGCCTCTATGTCTACCACATCAAGCTCCAATTACAACTGGTTCTCCTACTGTTTTTATAAATGACAAAGGTTGTGGAAGAATTGGAGACGCAGTAACTGCTTGTACTTCAGTAGCAACAGGTTCACCAAATGTATTCTGTGGACCATAAGGAAAAAAATAAATGGTAACTAGACCAACAAGAGCAGAATCTATTTCACCAAAAGAAAAACAAACAGAATATTTTTCTGATTTCTTAAATTCTTTTGCAAAGACTCCTGTAGGAAATCAGCTTGGTCGTGTCACAAATGAAAAATCAGTAAACCAATCACTTAGAAATCTTATTAAAACAAATCTAGGAGAAAGATTTTTTCAACCAATTGTAGGTTCTGATGTAAACGCAAGTTTATTTGAAAATGTTAATAATATTCTTTTAAATGATATAGAAGAAAATATAAAACTTACTATACAGAATAATGAACCTAGAATTAATCTTTTAGAAGTATCAGTTCAATCTTCAGAAATATCAGAGGGTGAAGCACTTAGAGATTTTAGTGGATTTCTAATACAAAATAATTCAATATCTGTAACCATTGTTTATAATATTATAAATAACCCAGAAGAAATAACTCTTACAACAATATTAACAAGAGTTCGCTAAATGGCAAATAATTCTCTAAACGTATCATCATTAGATTTTGACACACTAAAAGAAAATTTAAAAGTATTTTTACAAGGACAAAATACTTTTAAAGACTTTGATTTTGAAGGTTCAAATATTAATGTCTTACTTGATGTAATGACATATAACTCATATTTGAATTCTTTCTACTTAAATATGGTTGCGTCTGAAATGTTTCTGGATTCTTCTCAGAAATATGATTCAGTTGCATCACATTCAAAAGAATTAAATTATCTTCCTATTTCAAATAGATCATCTGTTGCGTTTCTTGATTTGACATTTGAAACAACT